AGTGCCGATCTATCTACGACGTTTTTCCACGCCACCCCGACCCCGGAAGGTCAAGGGCTCGTCAAGATTTGGAGGTGGCTCGATGGCTCGGAAGTCCACGCTGCGGGCTGTTTCCGCTGATGAGAAGCCTCCCACTACGAAGAAGAAGCAGTCGGTGGCGCAGGCTGCTGCGTCGGGTGATCACCGGGCGTTGCTGGTGGCGATGCGTGAGCGGATTGCGCAGACCGTTTCTGATCCTGATTGCCCACCGCGTGATCTGGCTGCTTTGACTCGGCGGTTGCAGGACATCGCGAAAGAGATTGAGGCGATTGATCTGCGGGCGAAGGAAGAGGGTGCTGACGCGGATGACGTCGCCGACGATGAGGCGTTCGACGCCGAGGCTCTCTGAGGTCGCCCGGAAGGTCAGCGCGCCGAGGGGTGCGGTCTCGACTGGTTGGCCGGCGGTGCGGAAGACGTGCCGGGAGAAGTTGGGCGTCACGTTCGATCCGTGGCAGGACCAGGCCGGTGGTCTGATTCTGGCGAAGCGGGCTGATGGTTCGCTGGCTTCGACGGTTGATGGCGTTGGGATGTCGTTGCCTCGGCAGGTCGGTAAGACGTACCTGATTGCGGCGATGATGTTCGCCTTGTGTGTGAATCAGCCGGGCTTGTTGGTGATTTGGACGGCTCATCACCTGGCGACGGCGGGTGAGACGTTCCTGGCGTTGCAGGGGTTCGCTCAGCGGTCGAAGGTGAAGCCGCACGTTCGGAAGATCTACACCGGGTCTGGTGATGAGGAGATCCGGTTTCATAACGGGTCGCGCATCCTGTTCGGTGCCCGTGAGCGCGGGTTCGGTCGGGGTATCCCTGGTGTGGATGTGCTGATCTTCGATGAGGCTCAGATCCTGTCGGATCGGGCGATGTCGAACATGTTGGCGACGATGAACACGTCCCGGTTCGGGTTGCACTTGTATGTGGGGACGCCGCCGAAGCCGGAGGACATGTCGGAGACGTTCACCCGGATGCGTGACCAGGCGTTCAAGGGCACGTTGACTGATGGGGCGTGGTTGGAGTTCGGGGCTGATCCGAAGTCTGATCCTGATGATCGGGAGCAGTGGGCGAAGGCGAACCCGTCGTATCCGCATAGGACTCCGGCGCAGTCGATTGAGCGGTTACGGAGTCGGTTGACTGAGGCTGACTTCCTGCGTGAGGCGATGGGGATCTGGGATGAGATGGTCCTGGACCCGTCGGTGATCTCGCGGGATCAGTGGACGGCGCTGGGTGTCGAGGTGGCCCCTGCTGATGGCGTTCCGTCGTATGGGGTGAAGTTCTCCCCGGATGGTGCCCTGGTGGCGTTGTCAGCGGCCAGGAAGACGCCGGAGAAGGTCCATGTGGAGTTGATTGATCGGCGTTCGATGAACTCGGGCACGGGCTGGCTGGTGGATTGGCTGGCCGGTGGCGAGTCGCCGCGGTGGCGGAAGGCCGCGCAGATCGTGGTGGACGGCAAGGCGCACGCCGGGAACTTGATCAACGCCCTACGTGAGGCTGGCGTGCCGGCCAGGGTGATCATCACTCCGACGACGGACCAGGTGACGACGGCTCACTCGATGCTGCTGGATGCGGTCAAGGTCGGTGCGGTGTCCAACCTGGCGCATGAGGGGCAGTCAACGCTGGTGGACTCCATCGCCGCCTCGGGGTGGCGGGAGATCGGCAAAACAGGCGGCTGGGGTTTCCGGCCGCTTGGTGATGGTGAATGCACGTCGGCTGAGTCGGCGGTGATGGCCCATTGGGGCGCGAAGACATCGAAGAGACGCCCAGGGCGTAAGCAGAAGGCGGTGGTGATGACGTGAGCACTATCGCTATGCCTGCAGTGTATTTCCAGGCCCCGCAGGTGGTGGGGCTGGACCACCAGACCCAGGACCTTCTGGACCGGCTGGTGAAGGTGTGGCGGGAGAAGTTGCCGCGCAACCAGTTGCGGTCGCTGTACCTGGATGGGAAGAACCGTGCCCGTGACCTGGGGATCTCGATCCCGCCGGCGTTGCGGGATCTTGAGGTGGCCGTGGGGTGGCCTGAGCGTGCGGTGTATGGGCTGGCGCAGCGGTGCATGTGGGACGGGGTTGTGTCGCCGGCGAACACTGACGGTGGCACGGATGGGGATGACCCGTTCGAGTTGCGCGGGATACTGCGTGACAACCGGTTCGACATTGAGTTGCCAAATGCGATTGCGGCGTCGATGACGCACAGTGTGTCGTTCATTTCGACCACGCCGGGTGATGTTCAGTCGGGTGAGCCTGAGGTGCTGATCATGGCGCACTCGGCGATGTGGACCGCCGGCTTGTGGGATCGCCGTCGCCGGGCCATGCGGGGGATGCTGGCCGTTGGGGACATTGACGACCTGGGGCACCCCACCGAGTTGACGATACTGACGCCGTTTGAGGCGGTGGTGTGCACCAAAGGCGCCGGGGGCTGGTACGTGGATGATGCCCGGCCGAACCCGCTGCGGCGGGTGGGCGCTGAGCCGATGCCGTTCCGACCCACGCTGGACCGCCCGTTTGGCCGGTCGCGGATCAACCGCAAGGTCATGTCGCTGACTGACCGGGCGGTGCGCACCGGGCTGCGGCTGGATGTGCATGGGGAGTTCTTCTCTGCCGCCCAGTACCTGCTGTTCGGTGCTGATGAGGACGCGTTCAAGGATGAGAACGGTAACCCGATCCCGCTGTGGGATTGGTACATCGGCCGGTTCAAGACGCTCTCCCGGGATGAGGACGGCAACCTGCCGGAGTTGCACGAGATTGCCCAGAAGTCCCCGGAGCCGCACATCGCGACGATGCGGGAGTTGGCCGCCGAGTTCTCTGGTGAGACGTCCATCCCGATCTCATCGCTGGGGATCGTGCAGGACAACCCGAACTCGGCTGAAGCGATCTACGCGGCCAAGGAAGACCTGGTGATTGAGGCGACGGCAGCGAACCGGGTGTATGGGGCGTCGCTGAACCGGGTATATCAGAACGTGGTAATGCTGCGTGACGGTGTGGATGCGATGAGTGATGAGTTGCGTCAGGTGTCCACGAAGTGGCGTAACCCGGCGTTGCCGTCGGTGGTGTCGTCGTCGGATGCGATGGTGAAGCAGATCAGTGCTCTGCCGCGGTTGGCTGAGTCGGATGTGGCCCTGGAGGAACTGGGGTACTCCGATGAGCAGATCGCGAGGTTGCGGGCTGACTGGCGGCGTAAGGATCAGGCCGAGGCGCTGAATGCTTTGGTGGCGAACCGTGGTGTGGCTGGGTCGGCGCAGGAGTCGCCGGCGGAGGTCAAGGCTCGGGCTGATGCGATGGGTGTGTTCATCCGTGCCGGGGTGAAGCCGGAGGACGCTGCGCGGCTTGCTGGGCTGCAGGGTGTGGAGTTCACGGGCATGGTGCCGGCGGCTCTGCGGGACCGTGAGCAGGGCGAGTAGCCGGTGACTACTGCGGCTGATTTGCAGCGGCGTAGCGCGACGCTGGAAATCATCGTTGGCGCGGCCCAGGAGGATGTGGGCGGACTGTGGCGGTCGCTGTTGACCGATGATGCTGAGCGGGCTGCTGCGGGGCTGCGTAGGGCGCTTCCTGAGGTTGTCGAGCAGTACGGGTCTATGGCCGCTGATAACGCGGTGATCTGGTACGAGGACGTGCGCCCCGCTGGCGCTAGGTCTTACCGGGCGCGGAAGTTCACCCCATCATCGTTGGCGACCGCTGAGGGGCTTGCGACGTGGGCCGCCACGCCGTTGTTCTCGGGGGATGTGGGCGGCGCGGTGTCCCGGGTGCTGGGCACGACTCAGAAACTCGTGACGGACCATGACCGGGAGACGATTGAGCAGAACGCAACCCGCGACCCGATTGGTCAGGGGTGGCGGCGCAGGGCGTCGGCCGATGCGTGCGCTTACTGCGCTTACATGGCGGTGGTGCTGGACCAGCCGAACTACGAGACGGCCGCGAGGAAGTACCACGACAACTGCCGGTGTGTGCCGGTGCCTGACCTGCGGGGTGACTCGTTGCCGGAGCAGCCGAACGGGGATGAGTGGCGGGGCGTGTTCGACCAGGCCCGTGCCGACATTCTCCGCGAGCGTCGAGAGTTACCGGGATGGTCCTCGTTGCGCCGCAGCGGCCGGTCGCGGCGCTACCCCGAGTACCAGTTGACGACGAAGAACATCTTGGCTCGGGCTCGGCGTATTGAGCCGGGCTTGTTCCGTGACGGCGTGTTCACCATCGCCGCTTAGAGACCACCCGCGTCCTGCGGGTTTACGCCGACACCGGGCGGTCAACCGGTGGTCATATGCCGACGGGCTAACGGAGGAAACGATGAGCGACACGCCTACCCATGACGGAAAGCCGGCGGAGGATGTCAACCCGCCGAGCGCCCAGGATCAGGCAGCGAAGGGCGGACAGAGCGGGAACTACACGCCCCCCGCAACCCAGGCCGATCTTGATCGGATCATCGCAGACCGCATCTCCCGTGAACGGGCGAAGTACGCGGATTACGACGAACTGAAGTCTGCCGCTGAGCGGCTGGCTGAGATCGAGGAGGCCAACAAGACCGAGGCTGAGAAGCAGGCGGAGCGACTCGCCGAACTCCAGGCCAAGGTCACCGAGTACGAGACCCGCGATCAGATCAACGCGTGGAAGGCCGAGGTCTCCAACGAGACCGGAGTCCCCGTTGCCGCCCTGGCCGGGTCCACCAAGGAAGAGATCGAGGCGCACGCCGAGACCCTCAAGCCGCTCATCGCCCAGCCCAACCAACCACCCGCCAACCAGCCGCTGCGCACCATCGGGAACCAACCCGAACGCACCGGCTCGGTGCCACTCAAGGACCAGATCGCCGCAGCCGAGAAGGCCGGCGACAAAGCCCTCGTGGCATCACTCAAGGCGATCCTGTTGGGCTCAACCGAGTAACCAACCCTTCCCGAATGGAGTATGACCATGACCGGTATCACCGGAATGGGGACGACCTACAACCTCCCCAACTACGTGGGCGAACTGTTCAACGCCTCGCCCGAAGACACCCCCCTGCTGTCCGCTATCGGCGGGCTGACCGGTGGGCGCTCTGCTACCGCGAAACTGTTCGAGTGGCAGGGGTATGACCTGCGGGACGCTTCGGCGACCCGGCAGCGCCTGGAAGGTGCTGACGCCCCGGAAGGGGAGCAGCGTCGCCGGTACTCCCAGCACAACGTGGTGGAGATCCACCAGGAGGCTGTGGACCTGTCCTACACCCGGCAGGCTTCGACCGGGCAGCGCAACACTGACGGGCAGCCGGTGGTGACCATCAATGGCACCACTGTTCCGGCGTCGGAGATGGCGTGGCAGTTGGAGCAGCAGTTCAAGCAGATCGCCCGGGATGTGGAACTGACGTTCATCGCTGGCGAGTTCCAGAACCCGTCCGACAACACCCAGCCGCGCCGCACCCGCGGCCTGTTGGAGGCGATCACCACGAACGTGGCGAATGTTGCGGAACTCACCGAGGAGGCCGTGATGGACCTGTTCCAGGAGGTCTGGACCAACGGCGGCATCCAGGAGGGTGAGACCCGCACTGTCATCGTCGGGGCGACCCTCAAGCGGGAACTGTCCAAGATCTTCATCAAGGACCGCGGGTACGCCGAGGACAGCCGCAACGTTGGTGGCG